TTGCTAAGTGGAGAAAAAAAGTTGGTAATGAGGTAGCAAACGAAATTCTTAGAAAATCATCCAGTCGTGGCACTGATATGCACACTTTGACTGAACATTATCTAAAAAATGAATCTCTTCCAAAAGTAAATCCACTTCCAGAGATGTTGTTTAAGGTTGCAAAACCATATCTAAACAATATCGACAATATTCATGGTCTTGAAAAGAGACTATATAGTATGAATCTTAAAGTCGCTGGAACAGTAGATTGTATCGCTGAGTATAACGGTGAGTTAGCGATTATTGACTTTAAGACAAGTAAGCAACCAAAACCAAGAAATTGGGTGGATGGATACTTTGTACAATGTGCTGCATATGCTTGCATGTTATATGAACTTACTGGTATAATAGTGAAGAAGTTTGTAATTATCATGTCATGCGAAAATGGGGAATGCGAAATTTATGAAGAATATGACAAATCCAAATACATCCATATGTTGGGTGAATATCTACGGAGATACAATGAAAAATGAATTAAAAAAAGAGTTAGAAAAAAAATTCATTACTTCTGAAAAATTCTGCCAAGAGATTGAACAGATTGTTCTTAAGGAAAAGATTAATTATATCGACGCAATTGTATTTTTTTGTGAGAAAAATAACATTGAAGTTGATACAATTTCAAAACTAATTACCAAGCCACTAAAAGAAAAATTGAAGTGGGATGCAATTCGTTTGAACTTTATGAAGAAGACATCAAAAGCAAAATTGCCTATCTAAATAGAGCAGGGTCGAGGTATAAAATGAGCGATTTTATGAATTCTGAATTTGTCCGAGAAGGACTGGATAACATCGAACGCCTTCAATCTGAGGTGTTTGATGGTGTGTTTAATTATAGTGGTTTCGATTATGATGACAAAAGAGAACATCTTGAAAAAATGGAGGAGTTAATCGAAGCCCAAAAAATAATGTATACTCGTATGTCATTAAGTGACGATCCAGCAGCAATTGAACGCAGAGAACAAATTGAACAATTCGTGAAAGTTATGGGTTTTGAAGGGACGGACGTTCATGTCGTCTTTAGCGAAATGCATCGATACCTAGAACAAGCGAAGAAAGAACTTGACACCTGACTCAACCCATCCTATAATCTAAACGTACACAAGCCAAATCCAATGTCCTTTTCCGATCTAAAGAAAAAATCATCCCTTGGTTCATTGACTTCCAAACTCACCAAAGAGATTGAGAAGATGAACAAAACTGGTTCTTCAGGAGACGATCGTCTCTGGAAACCACAACTAGACAAAACAGGTAACGGTTATGCCGTTATTCGTTTCCTTCCTGCTCCCGATGGTGAAGATCTACCATGGGCAAAGCTATACACTCACGCATTCCAAGGTACTGGTGGTTGGTTCATTGAGAACTCTCTTACCACTCTCGGTCAAAAGGATCCAGTATCTGAACACAACTCTCAACTTTGGAATAGTGGCCTAGAGTCTGATAAAGATATTGCTCGTAAGCAAAAGCGTAAACTGTCATATTATAGTAACATCTATGTTGTCAAGGATCCAGTCAATCCTGATAACGAAGGTAAAGTATTTCTATTCAAGTTTGGTAAGAAGATCTTTGATAAGATCACTGCTGCAATGCAACCTGAGTTTGAAGATGAAGAACCAATCAATCCTTTTGACTTCTGGCAAGGTGCCAACTTTAAACTGAAGATCAAGAAGGTTGCTGGTTATTGGAACTATGACTCTTCTGAGTTCGCACGTCAAGAACCTCTTCTGGACGATGATGATGCTATGGAAGAACTATGGAAGAAAGAGTATTCATTGACTGCCATTGTTGCTCCTGATCAGTTCAAGTCCTATGATGAGCTCAGGACTCGTCTAGATTATGTTCTTGGAATCAAAGGTACTCCTCGTTTCCAAGATCAAGAGACTGTTGAAGAAGAACAACAATTCCGTAGTGAGAATCGTGCAGAACCAGCACCTTCAGTTCCTCAGTCAATGAAAGAAGAACTGACCGATCTTTCTTCTAATAATGCTGATGAAGAAGATGATACTCTGAGTTACTTCCAACGACTCGCAGACGGATGATTACTTCAGTCTAATATTATCTGCCTTAATTAATTTATTATTTACCTTCTGGGAGGATCTGTCGTAAGATAGTTCCTCCCTTAAATCTAGGATGGCTTGAGTGACGTAAGATGGTCTCAGTAATTGAATAGATCTTTTATTATTATTCAAACGAACTTCTTCTTCGTAGTATGTAATTCCCCTAACAGGATTTAATGTTGAATCACTCTCACTTGGATCATCGATAGTAAAATCAGAATCAACTCTGATTCCTTCAGGGTAAATTAATCTACCTTCATCATCTTTCACTTCAGTTGTTTCATAAAAAGAAAATTGATTTATAAGTTGTACACCATATTTGTCAACAACAAAATTGTATAGTTGTGCATCAGATAAAGGCCACTCATTATGAATGTTAGTAATATTATTTGAAACTAGAACCAACCAATCTAATTCTGCATTTCCATAAAACTCTTCAGCAACAATGTCGGGTCTTTCCCCATCACTAATTTCGTAATTATCAAACGCTTCTAATGTTGAACGTAGATCGTCTCTTAATTTGACTCTTCTAAAAAGATTTTTAATCGTTACATGTTGTCTATCAGAAGTTCTATCTGATAGTGGTGATGGATAACTTACGTTTGGTAACTCAGTGAAATATGCCATTAGAATCCAGCTCCGATTAGTCCTTGATCTGTATCATAATCTTGGTCATAAACTGGTGACAACTCTTGGAATGTCATTGATAGAGTGTATACAACTGGGGATCCATCATCATAAGTTGCATATGTACCAGTTCCAGTATAGTTTACACTGCAATTTGTCATTGCCATTGGTTTGAATCTATTTAAGTATGGGTGCTCTCCAGATCCCTTTTTAAAATTAAGATGAAATATATCGGGAGAACAAAGAAAAGCAGAACTACTTGGAGATCTCTTTGGGGACATGCTTTTTTTCAAGATCCTAAGAATAAACTTAATTTGATTTGCTTCATTAGCATCTCTTGGTGTTAATTGATATGCAAAACTAAATGATCTTAAACCAGGTCCATTAAATAGCAACTCTAAGTTTGGATTCAAAACTTGACCTGTTGTTCTTGCTAGAGCTTGTCCAAAGGTAACATTACTTCCAAACGCTTGGAGAATTTTTGCGGTAAATCCTGCCTGTGCGGCTCTAATTACATCATCACTTGCTCCAATACCTCTAAGACCATCTGTAACTGTATCCATAGCAGCACCTGGTTTGCCTTCCATAAGTTGCGGTCCAGCTCTCATTGCTATATCTTCTATAGCATTCATTGTGGCACCGTTCCATGTAACACCATTTGATGCTGTTATTGATGTTGGTACTGGTAAAATTATATTTGCTTTTGTTTTTCCTACTTGATTACTTAAACCTTGACCAAATAACTTTAGTGCGGTGCTCTCATTTTGAAATTTATTATTCGGTTTATAAGTACGAATTGACATCGAAAGATAATCCGAATAGTCATCAAGAACTGTTGTCGGATATCTAAAAGGGGCTAGTTTTGATTTCTTGCTTGCAGTTGGCATTAGAGATAGACCCTGTTTTAAATATTTAGTCGATAATTTTGATATGGTATTGTTCTTAGATCTGATACTTCTGAAGAGTTTACTAAGTGAACAGAACCAATAACTTCTTCATTAGTATAGTTTCTATAACTTCCCCAATGATAATTAATTCCACGGAATCCCCAGTTATACTTTGCAACAACTGCAACCAGAGGGTTTTGATCATATCGAATAAAAGGAGTTTTTGGTTGATAAACAAAAGTGCAGAAGTTTCCAACTTCAACTTCTGTCGAATCAATTGTTTCTGGTAGAACCTCCATGATCTCCATCATTAAATCATCTGGATCTTCGACTCCAGTTAATTTGTCAATCAGTGGTTGAATTCTACTGGATAATTTTTTTGTTTGTTTGAGTTTTTTTCTTGGCATTACTTAATACCTAGATCATCTTCAGTAAGAACTTTAAATTGCCACCTACGATCTGCACAATAATCTGTTGCAGCCTCCCATTTTGCTTGATTTTTGGCGTATTCAGTTACTTCATAAATGTATTTTTTAGTTTTTTTGCTCTGAACTTTTGGTTCTTGGCATTGTCTCTTGGGTTTAATTTCAATAATATATCTCTTAACACTTCCATTCTTTTCAAGAACCTTAATATAAAAGTCTGGAAAGTAACGATGTACTCTCGAATCTAATGGTGATCTATATGGAATGATTATTTCTTCACTACCCCACTCAAGAATGTTTTCGTTAAGGTCACAATAGACCATAAACTTTCTTTCCCAAAGAGACCTATAAATAATGTTAGTTGGATTCCCTCTATACTTTTTTGTATTTGTGGGAATAAATTTACCTTTATACGCCATTTATAAAAATTTCACTATAGGTATTTAGAGTGCCAGGACCAAAAAAAATTTCAGATATCAAAAATACTTTCAGTGATTTGGCTCAGTCATCTCACTATGAGGTACAATTTCATGATTTTCCGTTTGGCATGAAGCAAAATTTTGCTGAAAATGGAGTCCTGAAAAGTTTTTATAATAACACTGCTGGACTGTTATGTTACAATGCTGTTTTACCTGGATCTAGTGTAGCAACTACAACTATTGAAGGTAATTTCACTGGTGTACAACAACAGTATGCACACACCAAAATATTTAATAACATAAATTTAAGTTTTTATTGTGATAGTCAATATCAAGTTCTAAGATTTTTTGAATCTTGGATGGCATATATCACTGGTGGTAATGGCATCCCAAATAATAGTGCATCTGCAAATCCAAAGAATCCTGGATACTTTTATAGAATGAGATATCCAAGAGGTACTACTGGATATAAGTGTGATAGTATGAGAATTTATAAATTTGATCGAGATTATAAAGCAGCAGTTGCATATAGTTTTGTTGGATTATTTCCTGTTTCGATTACATCTACTCCTATAGGATATGAAAGTCAAAACTCTATTTTAAGAATTAGTATTGATTTTAATTATGAAAGACATTACATGACAGCGGCTGCAGACAGTACTAAAGCACCATATCCATTTAATTTCAACTCAGGAAACACAAATCTTGGTGATGCATTTAGTAAAGCAAATGCATATTCGGCCGCCACTCAAAACGATACTGGTGAATACAATTCTAAATTATCAAAGTATTTCTCTTCATATAATGGCGAGACTAATGCAAAAATTACTCAAAACTTTATTGATGATTTCATTGCACTAAAAGGTAAATGGAATCCCACCGTTGGAAAAGGTTCTGATAAAATTAGTTTTATTGGTACTCCTGGTTTGGGAGATGGATCAGTTATCGGTTGACCTACTAAATAAAAAAAACCTAGATTATTTCAATACATTATGCCTTTACCAAAGTCTAACACTCCTGTTTATGAACTTGAGTTGCCATCCATTGAGAAAAAAATTAAATATCGCCCATTTTTAGTAAAAGAAGAAAAAGTTCTTATTATGGCTCTAGAGAGTCAAGATATGAAACAAATTACAACCGCAGTGAAAAATGTTCTCGCTGCATGTATTCTTTCTAGAGGTGTGAAAGTAGAAAATCTTTCTACTTTTGATATTGAATATCTATTCTTAAATGTTCGTGCAAAATCTGTTGGAGAACTTATTGATGTAATTGTCACTTGCCCAGATGATGGGGAAACTCAAGTTGAGGTTCAAATCAACATTGATGATATCAAAGTGACTAATGAAAAGGATCATAAAAAGGACATTCAGTTAGATGATGAACTTACACTAAGAATGAAGTATCCATCATTAAATGAGTTTGTAAAAACAAACTTCAATGGTGAAGATATTAATGTTGATCAAGGATTTGATATTATTGCAAACTGCATTGATCAGATTTATTCTGAAGAAGAATCTTGGAATACTTCAGATTGTACTAAAAAAGAATTAGATGAATTTATTGGTAATTTGACATCATCACAATTCTCTAAAGTTGAAAAGTTTTTTGCATCTATGCCAAAATTGACTCATACTTTGAAGGTCGAAAATCCAAATACTAAGGTAGAAAGTGAAGTCGTTCTGGAAGGGTTAGCATCTTTTTTCGCATAGCCCTGGCACATACTTCTCTGATGTCGTACTATCAAACTAATTTTGCCTTGATGCAGCATCATAAATATAGTTTAAGTGAGTTAGAGGATATGATGCCATGGGAAAGAGAAGTGTATGTTTCACTTCTCTTAGCATACCTTGAAGAAGAAGAACTGAAACGTAAGCAAGCAAATGGCATCTAGACTCAACACATCAAAACTATTACCATCACAAAGCACAGTTACAGCTTCTTCGGTGCGTGAAAGTCTTGTGGAAGTTGAGACTCAGAATAATAGGCAGCAAGTAGAAGTATATACTTTTTTAGGAAAACAATTAACATCTATCAATAGAAACGTTGAGTCTATTGGTAGAAATCTTGAAACTCTTACGAAAGCCATAAGTGGTGAGACAAGGGCAGAATTATCTCAAGCAGATGCATCTAAGCGTGAAAGATTACGAGACGCTGAAAGAACTGCTTTTGGAAGATCTGAAAATATTTTAGAGGGAAGACTCACTTCTGCAATAACAAAACCCATTAATGCAATAAAGGGTGTTGTAAGTAGTAAATTATTTGATTTAAAAAAAGCATTACTGTTTCTTTTTGGTGGTTGGTTGACCACTAAATTCCTCAGAATGCTTCAGGCTGACGCAGATGGAAATACATCTGAATTTGAAAAATTACAAAAAGAATTTGGTATTGCAATAGCAGCTGGTGTTGCAGCATTTGCTGTATTAAATCTTGGATTGATTGGGTTTATTGCCAAAATTGGTGGATTAGCTTTAAGAATTAGTACATGGGTAATAGGAGGCGGATTTAATCTTCTTTTTGGTAGATTTTTTAAAAAACCTCCTGCTGTAACACCAGGTGCGACACCAAAACCAAAACCTGGTGCTACTACAGTTCCTGGTGCTACGCCAAAGCCTGGTGCTACTACAGTTCCTGGTGCATCAAGACCTGGAGTACCTCCTGGTAGACTTCCAGGATCTGGTGGACCAATTCTCGGTCCTAGTGGGAAACCGACTGGTCCTCAAATGGGAGGGACTACCCCAGGTAGGGCACCTAGCATACCACCAAAATTTACACCTCCCAAAGTATCTGGTAATAAAGGACTTGATTTTCTCTTTAAACCTAGAAAAGTTTTTAGTGGATTAAAAGGATTATTGAGTGGTGGAAGATTTATAAGTGGTCTTGGAGGTATATTAAAAGGACTATATGTATATCAGAAAGTAAAAAATAGATTGAATGAAGGAATGTCGCCAGTTAGGGCGGTCTTACCTGTAATACCAGAAATTATGATGACTCTTAAAGGTGCAACTTTAGGCGCTGGAGTCGCGGGTGCTCTCGGTCTTACAACTGGACCAGGAGCATTTTTAGTTGGAGCTGCTGGCGGAATTGCTGGTGCTGGTGCTGGGCAGTACGTTGGCAGTCTCGTTACCCCAATGCTAGATAGTGGTTATGACATGCTTGGTATGGATAACATGTTTGGGTTCTTAAATGATCCAATCACAAATATGTTGCAAGGCATAGGATTGATGGAGAAACCATCTGGTGGGGCATTTTATGGTCCTGGTGGTGATCCATCTGGATCAGGTAAAGGTCAAGCACAACAGAAACCTAATGTGGAAGCACCGTCAGCTGCATCGCCAAATCTTAGTCAGGAGAATGTTAAGGTTCCTAGTACTGATAAACAGACTTCCAATAGATTAATGTCTATGGGACCATTCGATGGTAATCTATTAAATGATAATGAAATACCACAGGATGTCAAAGAAACTCTTCAAAAACTTGAAAATAAATACCCACTTACAGCATCAAATGAAATTCCAGATCAATTAACATATGATACGTTGAATCCATATAGAAGTCTAGCAACATCAATTTATAACATAAATTATCAATAATAATGGCACTTTCATCTGCTCTACTAAGAGATACTTTTAAGTCTTCTCCTCTAGATGAAACTATTGTTTCTCTTAGAAGAAGCACCATTTCTACTAGAAAATCTTCAATTAAAGCTATAAAAGTATTTCAAAAGAAAAAATTAGTTGGTGACAGAATAAATCAGAAGGAAAGAAGACTAAATCAACTGTTTAGATTTAGAAATGAAAGAAGATCGAGAGAGGATATACTAGAGGCAAATAAATCTAGTGGTGGTGGAATTGCAGCTCGCGCTCTAGATAAAGGAAAAGGATTCTTAGGCAGAATAATGAATGCACTAGGATATCTTCTCCTAGGTTGGTTGACTACACAACTTCCCAAAATCTTAGCATTTATTGATACGCTAAAATATCGTATTGGAAATATCATTAATGCTGGCAAAAGAATGCTTCAGGATGTCAGAAATATTGTTGTTGGAATAAAGGGAGTTGTATCTCAGGGAATTGCTAATATTAAAAACTTTGATTTCACAGACAAAGAAGGAAAATTACAAAAGGAAATAGATGGGTTAAATGAATCTTTTGATTCTTTGGGGAAAAACTTTGATGATGCAGTAGACAATGTTAAAAATATAACAACACCGAAACCAGAACCAGAATTTCAAGGTCCAGGAGGTGATCCATCTGGATCAGGTAAAGGTCAAGCACAACAAAGACCATCACAATCAACTACTGAATCTACACCTGCTACTCCATCTACATCAGGATCTACATCAGGAGGTAACTATTCAAGTAGATTGCAACCTATCCATAGACAGGCTTTAGATAAAATATCTGAATATGAATCAGCAGCTGCTGGAAATTATAATGCAATGAATCAAGGCACAGTACCTGATAGGGCGGGGAGAAGACCATATAGTGGTCCATCAAAAGGTGGAATTGGAAAAGATCTCACCAACATGACTATTGCTGAGGTTTTGCAATCTCAAAATAAAAAATTGGGAAATAATCAAGGGTTTATACATGCTGCAGGAAGATATCAGTTCTTAAAAGGAACTTTGGAGTCTGTCTTAAGATATGCTGGAATTTCAGATAAGGTAAAATTTAGTCCAGATGTTCAAGATTATTTGGCGGCCGTTTTATTGACTATGCCAGGTGGTGGATTGAGTCACTGGACAGCAGATAAAAGAACTGGATTATTGAAAGATCAGGCAGGAATGGATCTGATTAATAAAGCAGCTCAAACTCCGTTAGGAAAGGCACCTCCAGTAGTGCAATCCCCACAACCAACAGTTGTTCCATCACCTTCACCAGCACAACCACAACAAAAACCCACGACCAGCTCCTGCCTCAACTGGTTTAACATCACTAAAAGGAACTACTGGTAGTGCATACGCTCCTCAAGGAAGAGGGGCTAGTGTCAGTATACCTACAAGTCCAATTTCTCAAGGAAGAAAAGGAGGTGCCGTAATTACTTCTGGGATGGGCCAGCGAGATCTGGGTAGAGGTCTCAAACAGCATTCTGGTATTGATATTGGTGCCCGTAGAGGAACTCCACTATATTCATATCTTCCTGGAAAAGTACATCAAACTGGAAAGTTGGGTGCATCAAATGATGGTGGATATGGAAATTGGGTGACATGGAAGGACGATAAGTTTAATGCATATCATTTCTTTGGGCATATGAATACTCAATCTCCTTTAAGACCTGGGTCAAAGTTTGGTAGCAAAACTATGCTAGGAACAGTTGGTGGTTCTGGATTTGGTAATCCAAATGAATATACTGATCATCTACACTGGGAGATTTCAAATCTTACACCAGATTCAATGGGTAATTTTAGAGCACCAAGTGATCCAATAACATGGATGAATAAAAACTTTACAGATTCTGGTAATGTTAAACCAGTTAATGTGAGTTATAATATTCCTAGAGGTCAAAGAAAAAGAAACGGCCCTCTAATTACTTACATTCCTGTTCCTATTGAAAAACCAACACCAATTCCTACAGGCGGATCTATGTCAAGTGGATCATCTAGAGGTACATCGTTAAATAGTATTGTCACCGACGTTTCTACAGCATATACCTGATGTCAGCAACCGAATTATCTATTATAGAAAAATTTACACTCACCAGTGCTAATGGTGAGAATGAAGTTGACATCAGTGCAGGTACTGGTGGAGAATTTTTATACTATGAAGATATTTTTTCACCAGTAGTGACTGCAAAAACTTTTGTAATGGACAGTGGTAGAAATAATATTAATTCTAAAACATTTAACGATCCATTGATGTCTGGATTACCTGTAATTGGTGGTGAAAAAGCAGATATTAAAATAACAAATCAACGCAAACAAACTCTCAATCTTACAACACTGAGAGTTTTCAAACCAGCTCAGTTATCGCAGGATAACAATAAAGAATTACTTCAATTTAATTTTATTTCAAATGAATTTTTTGTAGACTCAAGGGAAAGAGTCTTTAGAAAATTACCAGAGGCTGTAACATCTGAGAATGTTCGTAGTATTTTAGATACTGAGTTAAAAACAGATAAAGAATTTATCACATCTCCATGTTCATCTAATTTTTCATATCAAGGCAATTCTAGAAAACCATTCACTGTTATTTTGAAAATGTGCCCGAGATCTATTGGTGAAGAATCTGGAAAATCTGCTGGATTTGTTTTCTTTGAAACTAGAAGAGGTTATAATTTTAAATCAATCGAATCCCTAATTAAACAACCGATTCTTCAAGAAGATGGTGTTAATGTAGTTTATACTTATGGTGGAACTGCTGCTACTCAATACGAACCAAAAAATCCATATGGAACTCAATCAAATCCAAATAAGAGGATATTGAGATATACTCAAATACAATCGAATGATTTGGTGAGAAAAACACAATTGGGTGCATTTGGTGCAAAAAGATATAATTTAGATCCTTTTGCTGGTGCTATGGAAACTGGTCAAGATAAAATTGAATTTGACTGGGAAAGTATCGAGGACACAGAATTTTTAGGTAAAGGTATATACAACCCACCAGAAGATCTTGATCTTTCTATGACTAGAATTTATATGGGAATGAATGATATGCAAGATTTAACTGATCGAGAAAAAGTAAACTTTGCTTTCTCAGAATTTTCAGCACAAGCACCCATTACATATAATAAGATTTTTACACAGATACTAAATATTACAGTTCCACAAAACTTAAATCTACATGCTGGTGACTGTATAGAAGTCAATATAGCAAAACTTGGATGTCAATATGAATTTGATAAAGAATTAAGTGGCAAGTTCCTCATTAAAGAAGTTTGCCATCAATTTACAAATTCAAGATCTTATTCACACTTATTAATTATACGAGATACACTAGGAGCTTAACCTATGGAAAACATCGAAACACACATCGCAAAGGACAAAGAAATCCTTGACAATCCCTTGATTTCACCTAATCAACGTCGTCACATTGAGGGTGAACTGCACGAATTAGAAGAATATGCTGAACATCATAAGGCAGAGATTGAAGCAGGAGATCATCATGATCCATCACCGCTAGAACTATATTGTGATGCTAACCCATCGGAACCAGAATGTCTGGTTTATGAGGACTAATTAATGTCAGTTACAGACTCTTTACTCAACAGTTCTTTTTTTGGCCGTGATGGTTATCGATATTGGATTGGCAAAGTGCCGTTCAGTAAAACTACCAGTGAAGGTTATAACTGGGGAGAGAGAGTACCTGTTAGAATTTTAGGATATCATACTGAAGATAGATCAATACTTCCAGATGAAGATCTACCAACGGCAATTATTAAAAGACCCACCAGTATGGGACAAGGAAATAATGCTTCTAGTGGAATCGTTGGTGGTGAACTTGTAAGTGGATTTTTTGCAGACGGTGATGATGCACAACAACCAATCATTGATGGTATATATGGTTATTTTGATAAAGATGCTCCAAATGTAAGTTCTGCTGAGTATCAAGATGCAAATAGTGGAATTAATCCATTTGACACCTCATTTCCTTATAGCGATAATCTTCCATTTTGGAGAGTAGCATCAGAGGATAAAAATCCAGATTTAAAATCAAATACAAATAAACAGGGTAAAGAAGCTAAACCATCGGGGGATTTTAAAACCACCATAGTTTCTGACTCAACATCCTATTCATATTTTGTCCCTAGTAATGGAAATACTTGGGAGATGATGAACCTGATGGAGGAATTTGCTGGTCCGAATAATTGTGGAACCGACACTATTTCTAGAATTCAAGTTGAGATATCAAAGATTGCAACCATATTAAACGGTGTAAAAAAATACTATGCAACATATGTTCTTGGCACTGTCAATAAGGTATATGATTTTGCTGGACAAATTAACAAGATCATTGATAATATCGCTGCAGTATTAAGAACACTTATACAAAGAGTTAGAAACTGGGTACTCAAACAAATTAGACAATTAGTCTCTAATGCAATAGATCTTATCTTGGGGGACGTTGCAAAAGATTTAGCAGACTCAATTCTTGCAAAGATTCTTGATATTATATTTTGCATCTTTCAAATCACGATGGATGAACTTCCTGGATTGATTGGTGACTTCCTTGCTGCACTTCTAGATAAATTAGCAGCTGGTCCAATATGTGCTGCTGAAAAATTTGTAAATGCTTTAATTAATAATGTTTTGGGTGCATTGCAAGGTGCATTGAATAGTGCTATGGAGGAGATTAGTAAGTATTTGGATGGTGTGTTAGATATTGGTGGTGCCATCATGGATGTCATTGATCAAATTCTTGGCATTCTTGGTTTCTTGTGTTTGACTAAAAACTGTTCTGAAGTTACAAAATTCAATTCCAGCCCTTGGGGTGGTCCAACAAAACAACAAAAAGATAATTTTGATGAATTCTTGTCTAATTTACAAATACCAGACCCAACGACGGGAGCTCTTGGGTGGTTAGAAGAAGCAGGATTAGGAGATACTTCTGGTCCTAGTGCTTGTGATATTGCAAATGGTGATAAATGTACTCCACCAACTGTTAGTATTTTTGGTGGCAATCCAGTGGCAGAGGCATTAGCATCAGCAGTTATTAGTAAAAAAGGTAATATCATAGGAGTTTTACTTTCTCAGAAAGGATTGGGGTACAAGTATCCTCCATTTGTTGCATTTGATGATCCATGCAATTATGGTTCTGGTGGAGCTGGTTATGCCGAACTTGATCCTATTGATGGTGGATTAACGGGTGTTATTATCACAAATCCTGGTTGGGGATACATTGATGTTCCTGATGGATCTGATAATGATAATCCCGCTGACGGTGGAGATGGATCAAATGGTGGTGGGGAAGATGATAGTATCATCATCGAGTTACCTGGTGGTGGTGATGATGGTGGAGGTGGAACCATTGATCCCGGCCTTCCTGATGACGGTGGTGGAGATGACGGCGGCAGCGGTGGCGGCGGTGGTGGCGGCGACGGAGGAGGAGGCGATGATGGAAATGTCATTGTTCCTGTTGTTGGATGTTTAGATGGAATCAGTATTATTACTACTGGATATGGTTACGCTCAGGATGATACATTTGTTGTTACTCCACCCATGCCAGGTCTCATATTGGAAGGAAGATATACAGATTCTGGCCAATTAGTTGAGATTATTATTAAGGGTGAGGTATGTGGATGGGTTGAAATTCCAGATGTGACGATAAATAGTAAGACTGGTAATGGTGTTAGATTGAAACCTAGTATAGTTTTCACTGAGGCATCTGAATTTACTGTAGAAGACCAAAGTAGGTATAGTTCTAGTACACTTTCTGTCATACAATGTACTTCACAGACTAGAGAGTTGGTTGGCTATGTGAACGGTCAACCATACTATGGTCCATACCATATACATAAAGGAGTGAAGATGGTTGGTGCTGCTCATTCAGATAGACCACATGCAGTGATTTATGATACAGTAGCAGAAAGTTTGTCTAAACTAGGATCTACTGTAATCAGAAATACTACATCATCGAGTGAATCATCATCTTCAACAGTTCAAGAAGCAATTGATCCAATAACTCCATCATCTAATGCATTAAATATACCAACACCTACTACATCAACTCCAAGCACACCATCAACACCTAGTCCATCTCCTTCCCCACCTTCAGGTGGTGGTGGATATGGGGGAGGATACTAACAAATGAGCCAAAGAAATTACAGGTTACTAGATAACGAAAATGCTTCCATCATGTGTGGACCAGGAAGACATAGTGATACTGGTCGTGAATTAACTACATGGACTAAGGCTGGTAATTCAGATACCCAATGGAATAATGGTGCTAGAACTATTGTGACATCTGGTGCATTTAAAGAAGTATGTAATGTAGATCCAGCAGATGTTAAACAAAAAGAACAAGTTGCAAAATCCATATATTGCAAGAATGGCGATTTCGTGGTTGTTGCTGATAATATTAAATTTAAAGCAAAAAATATATACTTTGAAGCTGAAGGGTCAGGTCAAGATGGTCAGATCGAGTTGAGATCAAATGGAATCATGAGTCTCAACTCAAATGAAACTATTCAAATCGCTGGTGGTGAAGTTCAAATTGTCGGAGAAAAAAATCTGGTTCTTGATGCTACTGGATTCATTTACCTGATTGGCGATGTTAAAGGTTCTGGAGCTGCCAGTGCAGTAAGCAGTGTAAAAAGTCTTATTACTGGTCAATGGGGAACTCTGTTATCTGATATTTCTAAAACATTGAGGGTTTAAATTATGGCAGCATCATTAGAAGCACTATCAACTGGTAAATTCCATGTTGGTACGGTATCAAGTCAACAGATTATGGGATCTCCCATAAGTCTTAATTCTATAATACCAGGCACTTTTACTACATCTGGACCTTCTTATTTTGGTCAATGTCTTGATTTGGGTGGACTTGCCAATGCCACTGTAAGTATTGGACCAAGACTTGTTCCAACTGGACTTTTTGGTGTTGGAGTTCCTACTCCTGGAATTGCATCACTAAATGTACTTGGAGCTCCATTGGCACTTCAAGCCACTGGTGGAGTAAATATTATAGGTATACTTAATGTAAGTGGTATTGCAACGAAAGCAGGTGCAGATGTAAAAGCATCTGTAAATGTTACGGCAGGTGCTACTGTTGAAGCTGGATCAACTGCAAACGCTCAAAATAATGCTACTGCTGGTAATATCACATGTTCAACAATCACGGCAAGTTTTGGTGCGTTTTCTTCTGTTGCTGCACCATTCAAACAGTTTGATATTAAACACCCAACTAGAGGAGATGGTTGGAGACTTGCACACGCAGCATTGGAAGGCCCTGAGATGGGTGTATATTATCGTGGAAAGACGAAAGAAAAAACTATCAAACTACCAGATTATTGGATTGGATTAGTACATGAAGATAGTATTACTGTTCAACTAACACCAATCGGTAAGGCATGTAGCACACTTCATTTTAAAAAGATAGAAGATAATAAAGTCTATATTGGACACCAAGCATCAGAATTAGAATATTTTTACATTATTCATGGAGAAAGAAAAGATCTTGGTGATTTGATTATTGAGTATAAGGGAGAAAGCATGAACGACTTTGAAGACTCTGACACTAAAGTAAAACGAAATGGTGAAACCGTTATAGATAGTGGACATAAAGGTACAGAATTTTTACCACTCAATCCTTTGGGTAATTAATTATGGCAAAATCACCATTACAAAAAAGATACGATCAAGAATCAAATCAGTTAGATAAAGACGTTTCATATCTAGATACTAGAGTTGATGACCAGACCGAACAAATCGCAGATATTACTGTACTATCTATTCCAAGTGATACATTATATGCACAAACTGTTGTTGATGCCAACAGTTATTTGAGTCAGGCGGTAAACTTTGGGATTGTTGCAGCTGGATGTGGTTGTTCTGTTGCTGGTCTTGGTAGCACTGCATTTCTCGTAGGAACGGCTGTTACTGTTTTTTATGAAGTTGCCAGGGCAAAAATGAAAAATGTTAATAGTGACTCTTATGACGGGGATGCTCCAAATGATGACAATGGTACAGTCAATTTAACAAATAATGCTGGTCCCAATACAACTTTGAATCCAAATAATTATGGAGACGGTTATAAAAATGTAATTGAAAATTCAGGTGTAGGAACTGTGTTGCGATATATCTCCGCTACTCAATTAGTTTCTGGTATTTGTACTCAAAGTTGTTCTGCACTTTATACCGCTCAACAACAAGCTTTAACTGATTATAATAATGCAAAAGCAACTGGTCCAAGAGATGAATACGGTGGTCAATCAAGGATTGTTAAAGGAGAAGCGATGGAATATAGAAGACAGAGGTGGGCGTTTAAAAAAGGTAAAAAATTTTCTAAGGATCGTCAGGATAGAATTAAGAACTTCTATCCCAATGCAGGCCCAACTGGTATTCAAACAAGTTGACACATCATCAATAATCCTTTATAATATCTGAGTGTTTTGAAATCTAATGAAATATAATCTACCTGAAAAAAATAAGACAACTAAAGAAAATGTCGATGAGGCACATGAAGGATTATATTATTGCACAATGAATTTGCCTGAAGCTGCAGCGCATTGTGGTATGACTCAGAAAGAAATGAAAATGACATTTTACGAATATCTTAAGCATCAACCACCTATATGTGATATTTGATTGCTTAAGGGACTGTCGCATATTGGTTAATGCTCTCTGCTTATAACGGGGTAAACTGGGTTCAATTCCCAGCAGTCCTATTAGCTTCCTTAGCAATCTGGTGAATGCAGCAAACTCATAATTTGCCTAAGGAGAGTTCGATCCTCTCAGGAAGCATCAGGGTTTAATATTAATACTTTGAAAGTCGCTAAATATATCATAATGCAAAGCTAGCGACTTTTATATCCATGCCTCTTAGTAAACTCCAGAATTTTATTAAGAACACCGAGGGTAAGATTCTATATGTGAATCCTAACGATATCGGTGCCACTGATAGTATAGAAAATCAGGGTAACTCACTCTCTCAACCCTTCAAAACTATTCAGAGAGCACTTCTAGAATCTGCGAGATTTTCCTATGTAAGAGGAAACGATAACGATCTCTTTGATAGAACTACGATTCTACTGTTTCCTGGTGTTCACTTTGTTGATAATAGACCAGGATTTAGAATTAAAGATGATAATGGTACTGCAAAAGCAATCTCTCCAGCTGGTACAGAAACTCTCGCTCAATCGATATTAACCCTATCATTATCTTCAGTCTTCGATTTGGGTGTCGAAGATAATATGCTCTATAAGTTTAACGACCACAGAGGTGGCGTTATTCTTCCTAGAGGTACTGCTATTGTTGGTTTTGACTTAAGAAAAACCAAAATTAAACCACTATATGTTCCAAACCCAACAGATGACTCAGCTCCAGAAAGTGCTGTAATCCGTCTAACTGGTACTTGTTACTTTAGAGACTTTACTTTCTTTGATGGAGATTTAAATTCTCAGGTCTATACAGACCCTGTAGATTTCTCGGTCATTAATAAATCAGCACCAACATTCTCTCACCACAAACTAACTTGTTTTGGTTTTGCTGATGGTGTCAATATCGTTGAAGGTACAGGTCTAACTGACCTTGACATGTATTATAGTAAAATATCAAATGCTTTTAATGAAGCATCTGGTAGAAATATTGATCAGAAGTTCCCAGCTCAACCACTAGGATTCTCTAAGAGTAGAGTTGAATGGGAAATCGTTGGTGCGTTCCAAGCAGATCCAATTGCAATCAAGACGATTAAATCAGGTGATGGTGTTACACCATCCACTTTGATTACTGTTGAAACAAATGATCCACATAATCTAACAGTTGGTACACCAGTTAAGATTAGAGGTGTGACGCCTGCGGATTATAATGTTTCAACATTCGTTACTTCAGTTACAGATGCAACTACATTTGGATATCTACTAGCAGATGCACAAACCACTCTGCTTGCCACTGGTAATGTCTCTGGTGCCACTGTAACGATTGAAACTGATACTGTTACTGGTGCATCACCATATGTCTTTAACGTGTCTCTCAGATCCGTTTTCGGCATGAATGGTATGCTGGCTGATGGTGCAACTGCCTCTGGCTTTAAGTCAATGGTTGTGGCACAGTTTACGGCCGTATCACTACAAAAAGATGACCGTGCTTTCGTTAAGTATAATCCAGTATCTAGAACATATGATGGTATTTCCATCACTAAAGTAACTGGTTCTCAATTAGCAACGGAATCTAGTTCTACGAACTCAAATACTGTTTATCACCTAGACAGTAGAGCAGTTTATCGTAAAGGATGGGAGACTTCCCACATTAAGATGGTGAATGATTCGATCATTCAGGTTGTGTCCGTGTTCGCTATTGGATTCAATGGACATTTCCTTTGTGAGTCTGGTGGTGATGCTTCGATTACCAACTCAAACTCAAACTTTGGCCAGATCGCTCTAATCTCTGATGGATTTAAGGCAGAGGCATTTACAAAGGATGACCAGGGATACGTTACTGGTATTATTGCACCACAAACGGTTCCACAAGGTGAATCTAATATAGATCTATTCACTCTTGATGTTGATAAAACAAAACAAGTAGGTATTAACAGTCATCTCTACCTATTTGGATTTACAGATCAAGATAACCCACCTGCAATTATTTCTCAAGGTTATCGTATTGGTGCCAGAGAAAATGATAATCTATTTGTCAATCTTACTAGTGGCGCTGGTTCAACTGCATATTCTGCACCAATTTTAATTACCGACAATTTAATAGGTGCAGCAACCACGATTGCAACTGCCAAGGACCAAAGAAAGAATTACTAAAATTGTTGGATTAGATTCAGAGGGTAGATTTAATTGTCAGGTTAATCACAATCTTATCACTGGTGAAAAGATTCGTATTATAAGTGAAGATGGTGATTTACCAGAGAATTTAGATGAAGATAGAATTTATTATGCTATCGTAGATGGTATTAACCTTGCTCTATTCCGTGTCGCTTCAACTTCCAGTGATGCACTTAGAGGAGAAGCAATTACAGTTTATGGTGGAACTGGTTTAAGAGTCGAAAGTCGCGTATCAGATAAAGCTGCAAATGAGATTGGATGTCCCGTACTATTTGACTCAAATCAAAATAATTGGTTCATTCATTGTAAGGAAGATAATGATATTTACACTGAGATTGTCTCTAGAGGTGTAACAGGTATTGGTGCTCAAACCAGTGAAACATTATCAAGAGACTTTCTGATAACAGATCTATTGTGACAAAGTTTATAAACTAAGATATTTTGTACCAAAAGACTCAACGATCGGTAGAGATCCAGTAAACGGATTTATTCTACAGGATAGTAATAACACATCGAGTAGAAGTGATCAGGACTTCACTATTTCTTCTATTGATGTAGGTGATTTTGACTTCGATAGAAACCCAAGATATATTTCTACTTGTGCTACATCTGGTTCAACGGTTACAGTTAGAGTTGATAAACCACATGAACTATTTGCTGGTGATGTAGTTAAAATTGTTGACGTACAGAGTACAACAAACACTGCTGGTATTGCAAAGAGTGGCTTTAATGGTAAATTTGAAGTTACTGGTATCATTGATGATCTGACTTTTACACATGGTACTACTGATATTGATAATCTTGGGAGATCAACTGGTGATTTCACATCTGACATGAACACCAGAACTCAACTCATGGCGAGATACCAGAGAGTTGATAACAATAAAAATGTTTCACTATACAGATCTGAAGTAATTCAAAAGCATAATCCTGGTATTAGTGATGGTATCTATCATTTCAACATTCTTTGTGCCGATAACCAAATCAGTGAAGAATTTGATAACCTAAAGTACCTACCTAACATTGAGAAATATTATCCTCAATTAGATAGAGATAATGTTCTTGCAAACCCATTAGCGGCTAAGTCTTTTGCAAAGAGATCGCCAATTGGTGATGTTGCAGTTGACGATCCAGAAAACAGTATCACTAGAGAGAGTATTGATAAAGTTTCTAGAGTTATTGGATATGGTAGAACAGTTATTGGTTTTGAAAGAAATGATGTTGTTGGTATTGTAACTGTAACTCTAGATCGTCCACATGGTTTCTCTGGTATTGCGACTTATACAACATTAACTGGTGGCAGTGGATCACTGAAGGTGATTACTATAACGTCAAGTTGATGAATGATGGTACTTCCAACTGGGATGGTGCAACATCTAGAGTCACTGTTGGATCAGGTGGTGCTGTAGAGAATGTTCAAATAATTAATCCTGGTTCTGGTTATGGTGCAGAAACTTTAGATCTTGATGGATTTACTGGTGCTGAAATCGCAGTTACAACTGCTGGTATCTCTACTTTCATCAATAATTCAGTTCAACTAACTGGTATTGGTAGCACTGCAACAAACGCTTATCGTGTTCTTGCAACTCCAGCAAGCAATAAAGTTTCCTTCGCTGTAACTTCAGGTGATCCAAATCCTGTCAATGATCAATATCTAGTTGATTGTGGCCGCTCTATTGGTATTAAGACTGTTAGTGCAGTTGTTGCAAATGTTCAAACTATTGAAACAAATGAAGCACATGGTTTAGTTTCTGGTGGTAGTTTCAATATCGTTGATACTAACAACAATAGTTTCAGTGGATTTACTGTTCTAGAAAGAGTTGGTATTCTTACGTTTACTGTTTCTGGATCAAATCCTGTTACACAAACAACACCAAGATTCCTACTACCAACAATCTATGATGCAAAAGGTGGATCAATTGATGCTGATACAGAATCTATTGGTTCTAGAGTAACAAACATCTTCTTACATGATGATGCAATTCTTGGTAATGATCTAGGAAGTGCAGAATTAGATAACAAAATTATTCTACAACTTTCAAACTCTGGTATAGGAACTGCGGAGAGATTCCCGATCGGATCTTATATTCAGGTTGGATCTGAGATCATGAGAATCGCAGACTCAACCCTATCTGGATCTTCTAACAATGAACTTACCGTAATCAGAGGATATGTAGCTTCTCAAACTGCAAGTCATCAAGCAGGTTCAAGAGTTGGGAGAATCAATATTAGAGGTATGGAACTTCGCAGACCTTCAATTCTAAGAGGTTCTGGTCATACCTTTGAATATCTAGGTTATGGTCCTGGTAACTACTCAACTGGTCTACCTCAGGTCCAAAATATTACACTAACTGGAAGAGAAGAGTTCCTAACACAATCCCAGAAGAGATCTGGTGGTGTCGTTGTATACACCGCCATGAATAATGATGGTGACTTCTTCATTGGTAACAAGATTATCAACCCATCTACTGGTGAAGAAACAACGTTTGATGCACCAATTCCATCAATTAGAGGTGAAGATACTTCAGTTCTATCTGTTATCTTCGATGAAGTTACTGTTAGACAGAGATTACTTGTTGAGGGTGGTCCATCTAAGACACTATTGTCTCAGTTTGATGGTCCACTAAGAGTTAATAATGTTGTCAATATTACTGGCAATACTAAAGTTGATGCAAATCTAGAAGTTACTGGAAGATTTAGTTCTAGTGGAAGTGCTTCCATAACTGGTTCTCTAAATGTTGCTGGTGTTGGTACTTTTGGTGGACAAATTGATGCCGAGGCTGGTATTGATGCCGCTGATATTAACATTGGTGTTGGTGCTAGTACAGCAAAAATTATATCAACTAATGGCAAAAATCTAACTCTAGATAGTGCCACTGGTTTAACTATCATTGACGACGATTTAGCTGTTGATGGAAGTATCAGTGCTTCGGAATTGATTGTTCCAAACTTACCTCCTGTTGGTGGTATTATGATGTTTAGTGGTAGATCCACAGATATCACTTCTAGTGATTTCTGGCATCTCTGTGATGGTACGGCACTAAGTCAGAGTGCATATCCTCTTCTTTATGCTTCACTAACTGATAGTGGAACAGTTTTCCCATATGGAGCTAATCCATCTGGATCAACATTCTTACTTCCAGATCTAAGAAATAGATTTGGAATTGCCGCTGGTAATCTTTATGGTCTAGGTACAACTGGCGGTACAAAAGATTCTGTTACAATCTCACACGGTCATAATACTAACGTCAGTAATCAACCAAACCATGTTCATAATGTGGTTGCAGGTGGTACTCACGGTCATGAGATTCCAAATCAAGCTGCTCACGGGCATGAAACTCCTGCTGCTGGTGAACATACTCACGGTGGTGAAACTGGTGGGCAAGGTGGTCACGGTCACGCTGAAACTGGTAACGTAGGCAACCACGGACACGGTGAAACTGGTAACGAAGGGCAACATGGTCACAGCACAAATAATGGTGGTGCTCATAGACATACTTATTCGAGAAGAAACAACCAGGCTGAATATGGTAATAGAAACTCTAGATCTTCTAGAACTGACCGTCAGAATGTAAACACCAGTTATAACGGAAACCATAGACACGGTGTAAACAACGCTGGTAATCACCGTCATAATATTCCTGGTGGTGGCCAGCACAGACACGACATTCCCAACGCAGCCAACCATTCTCATAATATTCCAGATCAAGCAAATCACAATCACGGTGATACACAAACTGCTGGTAGTCACAGTCATGGTGGTGATGTTGCCAATACTCCTAATCATCAACATAACATGGGCAATGCTGGTTCACACGGGCATAATGTTGCGATCGTTTCCAATGGTCAATCTGGAACTAATAGAAACCTTCCTCCTTACATGGGTCTCTTCTATATCATTCGCATCAAGTAAGGAATCAATCCTAAATACATAAAAACACCATATCGATGGCAAATTTTAAGAAGGTATTTAATTTTAGAGAAGGCCTTCAGGCGTCTGATCAATCATTAGTCGTCAATGGTTCTCTGGTTGGTATTGGCACATCAGTACCAACCAAATCTTTTGATGTTAGAACGGAGGCATCATTTAGTGGATTAAGTACGTTTGCTGAAGTTCGTGTTACTGCTGGCGCATCTTTTGAAACTGGAGTTGGTAAGAGTGTAGTTGTTGGTAATTTTGAATTTAATCAAGGTATTGTAACTTCATTTAGTGGAATTGTTACTTATTTTGGTGATGGATCTAAACTATCAGATCTTCCAACTTCACAATGGGTTGACGTAGACACTGGTATTGGTGTTTCTAGTGTCTATAATGGTGGAAATGTTGGTATTGCAACTCTTATTCCACAGTATCAGCTTCAAGTTGGTGGAGATCCTGAACAGAGTGGTATTGGGATTGGAATGGCATATGGAAATATTTTTGTATCTGCAGCTATAACTGCTACTCGTTTTGCTGGTAGTGGAACATTCATAACAGATCTAGATGCAGATGAACTAACATCTGGAATTGTAACTCAAGCAAGAATCCCGAGACTAGATCTAGATAAACTTCCTCTCGTTCCAGACTTTAAGTTAGTACAAGATCAACAATTAACTGGTGTCGTTACTGCCCTAGGTGGATTCATTGGATCTGTCACACCCGAACCAGGAAGAAGTTCTGAAGCAAGAATTTTTGCAAATACTTTAATTGAATCTGGAATCTCAACATTCAATGAAGGTGAGTTCAAAGGAACACTTACTGCTATTGCATCTACTGCTAGAACTTTAACAGGAACTCCAGATATTAGAGTTGGTTTCGTATCTGCAAACATTATTGATGCTGGTATCGCACTCACTGTCAACAGAGCTGACATTGTTGGTGACTTAAGTGTTGGTAAGATCGTAATTACTGATGGTACTGATAGTTTCAAAGTTGGCACAGGTGGTTCAATCTTTAACATCACTGATGGTGGGGTGGGAATAGGTACAACCGATCCCCAATCTACACTTGTTCTTTATCAGGCTGAAGGAACTAATCTAGAAATTCTCACCGAAAGTGGAGCTGCAACTCTAAATCTTGGTGGCGACTTAGGTATTGGTAATAGTACAGCAGAACTGAGACAAATAGCTCTAAGACTAGAACTATCAAACTATGCGAACGGTGATTATGTCTATCATTTAGGTAGAAATATTCCCAATGCAAATCTAGATGGAAACTTTAGATGGGTAAGAGGTGACGCTACCGAAGAGAGAATGACCCTTACCAAGGCTGGAAATCTTGGAATCGGTATCACAAATCCAACAGAAAGATTAAACGTTAATGGTGATACAAAACTAGGTGCAGCATTAACAGTTACTGGAGAAAGTGAGTTTCTTGATGATGTTTATATCTATGGTGGAATTACATTTAATAATGATGCAAATAATGGCGTATCTACTGCATTTCAATTTGACATTCTGAACAACTTTAATGTCAGTGGAAACTCTGTATTTACAGGTACAGTAGATCTTCCCGATAATGTCACCATTGCAAACTTAAGTGGTATTTCTACATTTGCAACACTAGATGTTCTAACAAATCTAAATCTTTTACAGACTGATTTCAACCACAACACTCAGACTGGAATTTCAACATACGATAATTTAAGCATTTTAGGGGCAATTTCTTTTAATTCCGCACAAAGTATTGATATTTCAAACACTAGTGGTGTTTCTACATTCTTTGGATTAGAAGTTTCTCAAAATCTTAGTATAGGTGGAACAACAACAACTCAGAACTTCCAATGTAATGTTGATGACGCTACTATCGGTGTATCAACATTTATTGATTTGAACTTAACTGGTGGTTTAGATACTGGTGACAGAATATATGTTGGTTCTAGTGTGAGCATGACAAATGATCTATTTGTCGGTGGTATCGCAACTGTTACTGGAAGCTTAGAAGTTGGTGGTGATGTAACGTTCAATGTTACATCTGGAATCTCAACACTTTTTGACTTAGATGTTGTTGGTAGTTTAACTGTTGGTACTTCCTTATCTTGTCCAAGTGTTGAAAATCCTATTGCAATTGGTGATACACTAACAGTCGGTGACGTTGGTAGTGGATTTACTTTTAGTGGATCTACTCTAGATGTTGTAGGTGGAGCTACTATTAGAATTGGTCGTAATCCTTATGTTGCTGGTAATCCACTAGATCAGGGTTCAATCGGATTCGCTACAGAATCTCCTGTATGTGCTGTTGACGTTGGGCTTAGAACTGATTCCTATATTCTACCACCAAAAGTAACGACAGTTGATAGAGATTTCAATACATCTCAACCTGGACGTGTTGTATCTGGTGCTCTTATATACAACTCTACATTGAATAAAATGCAATTCTATAACGGATCTGCTTGGGAAACTATCACAAGTTCAACATAAGATACTTGACAACACCTTGAAATATATGTATAATCTGGCTTGTCCAGGATGATATGAGTCACTAGGCTTTATGAAGACTATTGAAAGACATCGTTATGATGGAGATACAATTATAGAGACTAGGGTTCTTGAGTTTGAGCCCTGGTCTTTTAATGATATTGAAGAAGTAATGAGTCTTATTCAAAAAGAACTTACTGTAGATCTATTGAAAGGAAAGAGATTGATGTACCCTAAAGATAAGGGTGTCAATAGATTCTATGGTCACTGCTATCATTCAACACAAGCATTATGTTTTCTTATCGATAGTGATGAGTTAGTATCATATAGTGGTGAAGATTATCGTGGTGAGAAACATTGGTGGGTACAACATGATGACATTGTATATGACTGTACTTCTGAACAATACTGG